TCAATCCCGTTTGCCCTGTGCGCGGATTGGTAAACTCGACCATATCCACATCAGGCTCGCCGCTGATGCCCTCGCGCTCCGCCTGCCGACGGGTCAGCGCGGACACCGAGCATTTGCAGCCGTAGCCGTTGGGCGGAAAGATGACTTTCCAGATGTCGTGGTCAACCGGCAGGACTAAGCCGTAGTAGCGTTTATGGCTGTCGCGCGGATGCCCGGCGGCGGAATGGTTGTAGCGCAAATATGGCAGGGCTTTTTTGTTTGCCTGTATCCGCTGCCACTGCCCCGCCGCAAAGGCGGTTTGCATATTGGTATTAAAGATGGTTTTCAGACGACGTGTGCTGCCGAGCTGTACCAATTTCGGCTCGCCGTCCAGCGGATCGGTCATCACTTGCTCGCCCCACCAGCCTTTAGCCATCAAATACGGTTTTAAACGCTTTTTAAAATCGGCAAACGCCGTGCCGTTTTGTTGCGCGGATTCGATGGCGTCTTTGACTTCGGCGAGCATATCCGCGTCCATCATCTTGGCGACGGTAAACGCAAGGCTGTGTTGGTACAGCCAAACATCGTAATGACTGAATCCGGGCAGGATTTTCTTAGCCTTGAAATGCTCGAAAGCGGCTTTATCGACTAAGCCGGCGAAGTTGTATTCAATCCCGTCCATCGCCCGCTCCGTCGGCCCAAGCCGAAAGGCCGTCTGAAACCAAACGCTGGATCAAGAGATTATCGCCCTTGCTCAAATCAAGCTCGGACAATTTTGCCTCAAATTCGGCGTAGTCTTTGCAGCTTTCCAGTAAACCCAACACCGCCTCCATCTTCGGTCGGGCGATTGCCTGCTCCGCCGTATCGGGCGCATTATGGGCAAGGCCGTCAGACAGGCGCAGGCTGAATTTGGCAGGCGCAGGGTTTTCAGACGACGCTTTCGGGTCGCGCAGCTCGAAATGTTCCGGCTCAAAGCCCAAGATGTCGCGGTAGTAAGTTTCGGTCAACACGAGCTGCCCCGTATCCATATACATCTTGTCGCGTTCGGCTCGGGTTTTATCAACCTTGATCTCGTCTTCAAACTCAAACCATACGCCTTTGGGCGCATTAATCGGCTTGCCGTAGGCGTTGTTGACCATCACAAGCGCGTCGATAAAGTGCTGTGCGGCGCGGGAGAGCAGAGCGAGATACGCGCCGATGCGCTCGTCGCGGTTGTTTTCTTCGGTTTCTTGGCTGGCGCGGCTGGCGGTCTCCAAGTCGCTGGTTTTGACCTTGCCCAACAGCGTTTTTTGGATACGCGCATTAGCGAGGTTTTCCAGACGGCGGAATGCCTGACCGTCCGCGCTGTTTTGCAGCATCATCACATCGTCCTCGCGTTCGATGCTCAACGCGCCGCCACTCACAAAGCGGTAAAAACGGCTCATGAAGCTGTTGTGGTCATCCTCGCTGTTGGCTTGGATTTTGGCAATCAAATACGGCTGGGCGTAGCGCGTGATAAATTGCGCCGCATAAATAAAGCCTTTTTTACGCAACGCGACGGGTGCATACAGCCGCGCCGCCGCCATTTCGCCCGCAGGATTGGTCGAGGTCGCACGATGGGCAATAAAGAGATACAGGACATCCGTATTGCATGCCTCCTCACCGCTGGTACCGCGATACACCAGCGAGCCGTCGCGATAGGGGATGTATTTCGCCAATTCGCCGCTCTTGTTGCTGATGTGCTTAATCGTCAGAAAGCCGTCGGGTTCGGGCTGATAGACATAACGCCCCACGCCGTATCCGCCCAGCCGCGCCGTCAATACGATTTCGGCAAGCGCGGGCAGGTGGCGTTTAAGCGTTTTCCACAGACGGTCTTTATCCTCGTCGCTCAAGTCCTCGCCATAAATTCGCCAAGATTTATTGAGCATGGCCGCGTGCAAATCCTCCAAACAGGCAGCCACCTCGTCATCGCTTACCACCGCATCCAATGCCTGCTGTCTGTCCACGCCGAGGCGTGAAAGCAGCGCGTCCGTGCCTTCCATGTTGGAAAACAGGCTTTCCAAAGCGTCTTCAGTTGCGCTCGTCAATGTCTTGATGGCGGTTTTCCGTGTAGCACTTTTAATCAATCCGAACATATTTTCTTACTCCAAAGGTCGTCTGAAAACGGTTTCAGACGACCTTAAAATCAATACTCTTCACCGCGCGCCGCCAAGAATCCCTCGATTTGGGCGACCATGATATGTAAATTTACCAGCCTGCCAGACTTATAGGTGGAGACAACATCTTGTAGATACTTGACTGCCTTATCCAAACCACGCTCGAGGTACTCAACATCCTCTGTCAGCTCTTTTTCACGAGCGGTTATACGTTCTCTCGCATCACACATTTTTAAATCTCCAACATCGGCGCAGGCAAATCAATCACACGCGCCCTGTTTGATACATTGCCCGTCGTTGCCGCCATCCACAGCATATGCAGAGCATCGGGGCCGTCGTCGTGGTCGGCGTCGGGAAATTCCCGCAACTGCTCAATCAATACACGCTGTTCCGGCAACAGTTTGATAAATCCGTTGGCAAAATGCGGTTGGATACTTTCAATCCTCATCACTTTTTCTGCGCTCGGTTTGACTCCACGCGCAGGAACATGCGCCCCTTGTTTTGCCGCCTCTTTAATCAGTTCGTCTTTGAAAAATTCTTGAAACTGGACGGTCTCGATGACCCACAGCAAGCAGCCGTATTGCTTTTGCAGTCTGATGACGTCCTGAATAATCAGGCTCGGTACACGTTTCTTAATGGATGCCTCCACGACAAACAGCGTACCTGTGGCGCGTTGGTAGCCGCCGACCAGAATGGCGGACGGGTCAGTGCCTTTACCCTGTTTGCCAAGCGAAGGGTCAACCGCACCAAAATACACGACATCATGCGGCAGTGCACGGTAATAACAGTTGTCCAAATAATCAGCAAAAATCGCATTTTCGGGATTGCCCGGCTGGTTTTGGTACTCACAGTTGAAGACATGGATACCGTCGCGGGCGCGGATTTTCATCAGGGCGAGCAACGGTCGTTTGCTCCAGCTCACTTCACTGCCTTCCAGCATTGCTGATTCGTTTGCTTCATAAAACGCCTGAGCTGCCTTTTCATTGGCGCGGTTTTCTTTTGGCGTGTTGCGGTAGATGTTTTCCCATTCCGCCCACAAATCCATATTGACAGGCCACTTCATGATGGCGGAAAAGCGCACACTGCGCCAAAACGGATTTTTCAACACCCGAGCCAATACACTGTCCAAACATAAAATCGTACCGACATACAAAATGTCGCACTTCGCGCCCGCACCACCCAAAGGATTGATGACACTGCCTATCCACTTGGTCAGTTTGTCGCGCAGGCGGATGTTTTCGGAATGTTTTTCATTTTCCAAGTCGTCGAGATAGACCGCATCGGGGCGCACCTCGCCTTTTTTCGCGCCGCGGATGCCCTGTCCCGCGCCATAGGCTTTAAATTGGTTGTTTTGGCGGGTTCGGATTTCACCGATACGCCATACCTGCCCCTGCCCGCAGACTTCAGGAAAGTCCAACTGCAACGCGGGATTGTCGGTCAGTTCGGTTTTAATGGCCTCGACGATGGCGTCGGCTTGGTCTTCGGTGTCAGATACGATGACGGTATTGTGTTTGGCATTGCGCACTTCGCGCCAAAGGGCAAACGCCTGTACGGTCAGCGATGTTTTCGCTTCGCCGCGCGATGCCGCACAACCCTGCAAGACCGACTCTGGCTCTTTTTCGATTTCGGGCAGCTCTGTGTATGCCCATGTATGGAAAACAGATTCGCTGTCGTCGGGGAAATAGTGCGGCAGATAAGTCTTGCAGAAAAAACGGAACGCCTCTGGCGTACACTGCATCACTTTGGCGCGACGCTCGGCAATATCCGCAGGCGCAGCAGACAATCCGATATCCGCCGCACTGATGCGCCGGTTGATGTCTGCTCGGATTGCGGACATTTTGGCGCGTAGTTCGGATTGGCTTAATTTTCCCTGCATGATTAAAACTCTTTCTCAATGACAGTTTGAAAGCCTTGCAATACCGTATCAAACGCAGCCAACATATCTGGATGCTGGTCGGCAATATAGACAAACAGCTTTTCGATGACTTTAATGGCAATCGCAGATTCTTGAACTTCAGGCAATACCCGCTTATTTGCCGCCACCGTCTTGGTAAATGCGTCGGACAGGCTCGCCAACAGTTTGGCGCGCTCGGACGGCATCAGCTCCTCGACCGACGTGTCTTGCAACATCGTCATCGTCGATTGGTATTGAACTAAAAAACCTGCCAACAGCGAGCGGCTCAAGTCTTCGATGCCTCCGCCCGCCAGCGTGTAGGCAGCGCGCACTTTGTCCCAATCGTCGCCAGCCTCCTTGGCGGCACGTTTCCAGCTACGGGCGGTAGCCGTCGGGATTTCGCACATCATCGCCGCGATTTCGAGCGTCTGCCCGTCACTGACGTACAGTCGGCGCAGCTTTTCGCGGGTTTCTTTCGGGTGTGCCATTTTAAAATCCCATTTTGGCGCGGACAGTCATGATGGCGGCAGATACCAAACCACCTGTAATCGCGCCGGACGCACTGCCTGCAATGACTGCCGCCTTGCGCGTATCCTTATGGATTTGCGCAATTTCGGCTTTCATTTCGGTTTGGTTTTTCAAGGTCTCGTCAGTCTTGGCTTCGATACGCGCCAAGGCTTCTAAAATCGGGTCTTTCATGATTTGTCCGCTTTCCTATCTAATTTTTCATTCATTTTTTCAAGTTTGTTTTCGATGCGCTCCAAAGACGCCGCGATATTTTTTCGGTCAGCTTGGGCATCCTGCTTGGTGTGATAGGATAGCTTGACCGCGTGCAGCTCCTCTTTCAGGTCTTCAATGCGCTTGTCCGCCTCTTTCAGACGACCTGAAATGCCGTTGACCCAAAACCAAAACGCGGCAGTCGCAATCGGCCATAGGGTTTTAAAACCAAATTCAAAGTCCATTTAAAACCCCTTTAAACCGGCACGTCGCCGAATACGATACGGACGGAGTAGCCGTCAGGGCGATTGCTGGAAATTTCGAGTCTATCCCCATCGTTACAAACGCAGTAATACGCCGAAATCGTCTGCCAAACTGCACGCTTAAAGGTGTCGTAGTTTGTATTTGGATATTCAAGGTTAAAGGTCGTCTGAAAATCCTTGTTCATCCGTACCGTATATTCAAACCCTGCCTTATCCAGCAAATTGGAAACATGGATGACAAACGGCTCTTGTTCACGTGCACGGCTTAAGCCCAATTCCAAATCGGCATGGCGCACAGCCAACTGACGTTCAACTAATTCACGGTAGGTCATTCTTTGATACCCATTAAATATTTTATCCGTCTGTACAACTTCTTAACCCACGAAATATTTACAAATGTATAAATCTTTGTTACAACTTCGCCGTCATACTGCGCATTTTCCCGTGCAGCCCGAAATTTTGCCCGGGCTTCTTCAGGGCTGTCCGCCCAAATGCTCAATGACCAGGACTTACCGTCAAAGCGGTAAGAAAACGTGTACTCATTCATAGGAGAAACCTTATGTATTTTGAAATCTATAAAGACGCAAAAGGCGAATACCGTTGGCATTTGAAAGCAGCCAACCATGAAATCATCGCTCAGGGCCAAGGCTACACCAGCAAGCAAAACTGCCAGCACGCAGTCGATTTGGTGAAAAACACTACCGCCGCGACCCCTGTAAAAGAGGTATAAAATCCGCTTTTACCCTAAGCCCGCGCCCTACGCGGGCTTTTTTGTCAGTCGCCGACTTTGCGGGAGCGATTGCCTGCCCAGTCGCGCCACGCTGCGTTTTGGTTTTCCAGCTCCGAAACATAGCCGCCAAACTCAGCGGCGTGTTCGAGCAGCGTTGCCGTCTTGCCGTCTTTCGGCGGATTCGGGCGCACCGGCGCAACCATCAACGCGGCAGGCGGGGTCGGCATGACCGCCTTTTCGACAACCTTAATCTCCGTAGCCGAGGGCGCGGTTGTAGAGCTGCAGGCCGTGAGAGCCAAAGCCGTCAATACAATTACCGCTTGCATTTTTACGGTCTTGAGTAAGGACATTTTCGATTTCCTTTTTGTTTTCCGTTTTCAGACGGCTGACTTCCGCCTGTTTTTGCGCCAATGCCACACCGACGGCGTGCGCCTTGGCTTCAGATTGTTTTGCTTCTTCGCGGGCTTGCTCCAGCTCGCGAGCGTAGTTTTGCGCCGACAGGCGCAAGGCCTGATCCTTTTCGCGCTCCATCTTGTCGATAACGACCTGCTGCTTCGTAAACGCCGACTTATAGCCTTGATGGTGCGACACCGCCAGACCCGTGCCGACAAGCGCGATGATGGCAATCGGTTGCCAGTTATTCGCCAACAGTTTCACGAGTTTCGGATTCATTCTCGACCTCCTGTCGCTTCACGCTGACCAACGAGCGCGCTACGGCATAGCCGCCCACGACGCCCAGATACACCGCCCAGACCTCTGCCGAAGGGTCGGGCAGCATGACGAATTTAACCGTCCCCGCCGCGCAGGCAACGTTTGCCCATAACTTCGAATGTGAAATGCCGCCTGTCGCGGGGTTTTTGAAAATATCGAAAATGCGCATCTTAATAACCATCCCAACCGTCAATCATATTTCTTACTTTCTCGCCTTACGTTTACGCGCCGCACGTTTCGCGGCTGCCACGCCTGAGTTTCTTAAATTTGGGCGTGGATAGGTGTGTATCGGACGAATATTTGGCATCTGTATAAGTGCGCGGTTTACCTGCTCATTACGAGGATTTTCTCCAATCAATTTTGTAAGAAAATAGGAAGCAGCTTCTTTCAATTTACTAATAATATTCATACTCTTGCTGCTCCCAATTCCATTGCAATGGCTGTCGCAATAGCGCGGCAGATGCCCCATTTTGTAGCCTTAAACAAGGCTAAATCCGCATCATTGCTGATAAAAAACGGCTCGAACACAATGCCGCCGTTCTGCGCATAAGCAAGGCGGGAATGTTGCCCTGCGTTATCCGGCTTAAAGCCGTCTTCGCCGCGCAGTTTCCAGCCTGTCGCCTTGGCAACAGCCTTGCTCAATACCTGACACCAACGTTTGTTTTTCGGCGTGGACAAGGCTTCGATGCCTGTCGCCGCCTTACTCACGGCTGCATTAGTGTGAAACTCAATCGCCACATCCGAACCGCGAATCAGCTTAACCGCCTCTCGCAACGGCATATTGCCTTTGCCCGTGCCGTCGGTTTTAACGGTCAAGCCGTAGTCATCGCGCAATATAGAAGCCACGATATTGCGCATATCCTGCGCCAAGTCCGCCTCACGGTCGCTGCCGTTGACTGCGCCCGGGTCTGTATTGCTGTGTCCAGCGGTTAAGGTTACGGTTTTGCCCATTCATCATCTCCAAAAAAGGTTGATTGCATAACATTTGAAAACCCCATTAAACCTTTTCAGACGACCCTCAAGCCCCGTCAGGCTTGCATTCAGCGGAATACAGGCAAAAAAATCCCTGCCCGAAGGCAGGGTAAAAGGTCCACTCTCAACACAAGCACAACAAAAACTAAGCCGCA